TGAGCCGGGCGACCTTCGGCAACATCGAGCATCAATCGATTGAGTACAAGACATACACGATCCGGCCACTTGCCATTGCCATGCAGCAGGAGGCCCACCGCAAATTGTTCTCGGCTGAGGAGAAGCCGACATACTTCACCGAGCTTGACCTCGACGACCTCTCACTCGCGGACCTCAAGAGCCGGTATGATGCCTACGCTGTGGCCCGGCAAAACGGGTGGATGAGTGCCAACGAGATCAGGGACCGCGAAGGAATGAACCCTATTCCCGGTGACGAAGGTGATGCGTACCTCGTAAACGGCAACATGGTCCCGATGACCACGGCGATGAGTGCAACGCCAACCCCTGCGGGTAGTACTGCGAGCGTGGCACAGCCGGAGCCTGCCCCGGTGGCCGATCAGATGCGGGGAGCCTTGCGTGGAATTCTGGAAAAGGATCTGGCCAGAATGCTGGGCAAGGAACGAACGGCAGCCATGAGAGCAGCCGGGAAGCCGAAGGAATTCTTGGCATGGCTTGATGATTTCTACCGTGATTTCTCTGTGCCATTGGAGCAGGCCATCCGCCCGACCGTGGAGGCGTATGTCATCCATTCAGGCATTGAGGCCAATGCGGCGGAGATCGTCGCCAAGCATTGCGAGCAATCACGGCAGGCCTTGCTGTCTGCGGCTGAGGTTTCCGCTGATCGTCTGGCGGAGAGCGTCGAATCTGTGGTGTCTCGATGGGATGCCCGGCGGGCGACCGAATTTGCCCGGGAGGTTGTGCGATGAGTGACCGAGAATACCGAGCCTGTGCCGAGATCGAATTGCGCAGCGAGCCCGATGGCAAGGTTACCCTGCGGGGATACGCGGCCGTCTTCAATTCGCTCTCCCAGGATCTGGGTGGGTTCGTGGAGATCATCCGCCCGGGGGCATTTCAGCGGACTCTCGCTGGTGGTGCTGATGTGCGATTTCTGATCAACCACGATGGAACCCCGCTGGCCCGTACCAAGTCGGGAACTCTCCGGCTGGCGGAGGATCAACGCGGGTTGCGGATGGAGGCGGACCTGGACCCGACAGACCCCGACGTCCAGCGGTTGGTTCCGAAGATCCGACGCGGCGACATGGACCAGATGAGTTTTGGGTTCACTACCAAGTCCGACATCTGGCGGCAGGAAGGTGAGCGGCAGGTGCGTGAGTTGCACAATGTCGACCTGTTCGACGTGAGCGCGGTGACGTACCCTGCCTATCAGGCGACCGAGATGGCGTTGCGTTCTCTGGCGGCTGCCCGTGCGGCTGGTGCTGTGGTTCCCGATGGTGACCCGCTGGCTCTGCACTTTGCCCGGTTGACACTGGAGGAGGAGCGAGCCGACGGCATCAGCACGCGACCGAGTGCAGGCATGGCGGCTGCTGCCCGCGACGGCCTGAAGTTACACAAGGCTGGCCGAAGCGGGGACGGACTCAAGCCCGAGACCGTGGCCCGTGCGAGCAAGATCGCTGCCCGCGAGTCTCTGACCGAGGCCCATGTGATCGAGATGGCGGCGTGGTTCAAGCGGCACGCGGTTGACCGGAAAGCCGGGTGGGACAAGACCGGCGAGGAGACCCCGGGATACACGGCGTGGCAACTGTGGGGCGGCAACGCCGGTGCCTCGTGGAGTGCGGCCAAGGCTGACCAGATCAAGGCTGCGAAAAAGTGACGTTGACACGGGGAGTCGTTGTGATACGATTTCCCCAGATTGATTCTGCCGAGCAACGCGGCCCAGCCTGATGGCATGGTGCGTTGTTCGTGAGACAGATCCATAAGTGCTGTAGCAGGCGTGGACTGTTTGCAGGTGTTTCACACACTTGCCGACGGGACACGCCTGAATTGTTTTCTGGCAATCGTCGGCCAAATCGGAGACGATCACTATGGACTTGCACAAGCTGGCCGATCAGGCCCGCGAGTTGCGTTCGGCCAAGCTGGCTGAAGCGGAAGGCGTGCTGGTGGCTGCGGCTACCGGCGGTGAAGGCGGGAAGTCTCGGCCCCTCACGGATGACGAGACCCGCAAATACGAGGCCCTCTTGGAAGAAGCTGGCAAGGCCGGTGCTGAGGAAGCCCGCTATAGCAAGCTGATCGCCGAGAAAGCTGCACTGGCTGCCAGCGAAGGGCGACGGAGTGCTCCTACTCCCGCCCCTGGGATTGTGGCTCCAGCCCCCAAGCCGGAAGTCCGGTTGTTGCGGCGCAATGGTGCCTTGCGTTCCTTCCGTGGACCCGACGCACAGGACCGCGCCTACGCTGCCGGTCAATGGTGCTTGGCGATCCTCGGCGGTGATCAGCGGGCGGCCCAGTGGTGTTCGGACAATGGCATCGAGACTCGCGCCCTCTCGACGACCACCAACAGCCTTGGCGGCTACCTTGTGCCGGAGCAGATGGAGAACGCGATCATCGACCTTCGCGAAGAGCGAGGCGTGGCCCGTCGCGTTCTGCGGATTCGTCCGATGGCCAGCGATACCCTGATCGTTCCTCGGCGTCAGTCTGGCGTGACGGCGTATTTCGTCAGCGAGAACTCCGAGATCACGGCCAGCGATAAGGGCTGGGATACTGTCAGTCTGACGGCCCGCAAGCTGGCGGTGCTGACCAAGTACTCCAGCGAGTTGAATGAGGATTCGGTGATTTCGATTGCCGACGACCTCGCGCAGGAAATCGCCTACGCATTCGCCGACAAGGAGGACGAGTGCCTCTTCAACGGTGATGGCACATCGACTTACGGCGGGATCGTCGGGCTGAAGAATGCCCTCGGCGATGGCAGCGAGGTGGCTGCAGCGACCGGGAATACCGCGTTCTCAACCCTCGACCTCGAAGATTTTGAGGCGATGGTCGGCAAGTTGCCTCAGTACGCTGTGAACGGTGCGCGGTGGTACATCTCCCGTGTGGGTTGGGCGAACTCGATGCTGCGTCTGGCCGAAGCGGCGGGCGGAAACACGGTGGCCCAGATCGCTGGTGGTGCTCCCCTGCAGTTCCTCGGGTTCCCCGTGGAGATCGTGCAGGTCATGAACTCCACGACCACGGCCCAGACCTCGACCGACGGGATTGCCTACCTCGGCAATCTCGATCTGGCGGCCTCGATGGGTTCGCGGCGTGGCATCTCTGTGGCGGTTGATGGATCGCGTTACTTCGAATACGACCAACTCGCCATCCGTGGGACCGAGCGGTTCGATATCAACGTGCATGAAAAGGGAACCAGCAGCGTTGCTGGCCCGGTGATCATGCTCAAGACCCCGGCTTCGTAAGGAGAGCCTACATGATCAATGCACAAAATACCAAGTGGGTGTCAGTGACTCCCCCGGCTGCCATCGTGGACAATGCCAGTCTGACCACTTCGGAAATCGATACCGCCGGTTACGACTACTGCGAGGTCTACGTTTACCTCGGGGCGACCGACATCGCGATGACGGCCCTGAAGATGCAGGAGTCCGACACCAGCGGCAGCGGTTTCGCCGATGTGACCGGTCTTGTCTATGGCACGTCTGCCGGGATCGCGGGAAGTACCTCGGCCCTCCCGACGGCGACCGACGACAACAAGTGTTTCAAGTTCGAGATCGATCTTCGCGGAAGGAAGCGGTATCTCGACCTGGTGGCGACTTGCGGCGATGGTGCTGCCGGAACCTATGCGACGGCGTTCGCGCTGCTGTCGCGGGCGAAGGACACGCCGGTCACTGCGACCGAACGGAACTTCGGCAACATTCTGCGGGTGCCTGCCTGATGCGGTTGATTCTCCTGCAGACATGGAAGGGATTCCGAGCAGGCAAGACGATCGATCCGCCTGATGGGGTGGGAAACCTCCTCGTCAGGCGGAAGATTGCCAAGCCCGCCCCGGAAGAAATCGAACAGGCGACAGCGGTGCCGCAGTACGAGCGGGCAGCACGTCGCCAGAACAGAGGGCGATAAGCCATGCCGTGGGACCGTGCTAAGCCGCTGGAGTCAATGCGGGGGGTTCGCTCTTCGCTGCGCGTGAGCGTGTCTCCGGCGGTTGAGCCGGTCAGCGTGGCGGAATTGAAAGAGCACGCGAGGATCGATCACGGCCACGAAGACGCACGTCTTGCGAGCCTGATCACGACGGCGCGGCTGATGGTCGAGAAAGACACACGGCGGAAACTGTGTACGCAGACCGTCATTCTCTCACTGGACTATCTGCCGTCCTACCTCGTGCCGGACATCCTGCCGATCCAGTCGATCAGCGGGATCACGTACTACGACGGGAACAACGCACTGCAGACGCTGGCATCGACGACATACGAAGCGGATTTGTACGCCGAGCCCGTGATCATTCGGCCCGCATTCGGCCAGACGTGGCCAACGACCTACGACAGGTTTGGGGCTGTCCTGGTGACGATGGTGGCTGGATACGGTGCAGCCAGTGCGGTGCCGGAAGACGCGAAACAGGCAATCCTGTTGCTGGCCAGTCACTGGGTTGAGAACCGGGAATCCGTGTTGACTGGCACAATCTCGAAGGAAATCGAGTTGTCTTACACGGCCCTCACTGATCGCCTGAAGTGGGGGAACTACGCATGAGGGCGGGTCATCTGTCACAGCGTGTTGAGGTCCAGCGACTGTCGGCGAGCGTCAACAGCGCTGGCCAGATCGACGAGACAACGGCGGGGAACTGGGTGACGTTCGCTGTTCGCTGGTGTCAGATGGTTACCCGTGGCAGTCGTGAATTCTTTCGCGGTGTTGAGGTCGCGGCGGACATCACACATCAGGTCACGATGCGAGCCGATCCGCAGAGCAAGGCGTTCACCGTCAAGCAGCGGCTGAAGATGGGGGATCGACTTTTCAACATCAGCGGCCCTCCTCTCGATGTGGACGAGGGTAGCGAGATGGTGCGGTTCCCTGCCGTGGAGGTGGCGCAGGATGGGTAGATACCGCGAATTTCTTGAGGCCGAAAGGAAAGCGGGCAGAGGGCGTGCACCGTCGCAGGCGGAGAAGATCGCCAAGCGACAAGCGAACGCCGTCAAAAGCTTGACCGGATTGAAGTCGGTTGTCTTCGAGTTCACCGGCGATAAAGAAATGATCCGCACACTTGGGAAGGTGCGTGATTCCGTTGCCAGAAAGGTGATGAAAAAGGCAGTCACCAAGGGAATCAGGGCAATTGCCAAGGAGATGAAAAACCATGTGCCGACTCAGTACAAATCGGCAAAGGTTCTCTTTGGTTCGCTTGTGTCTGTGGCAACCGGCGGCGTGTTGAAAGCACGGGCCGGAAGTGCTGTCGGTGATGCCTCGAAAAAGAAAGCCAGACGTTCTAAGGGCGAAAACAAAAAGGGAGTGGGGATCAGTGCGGCTAACATTCACTGGCTGATTCTCGGAACGAAAGAACGGACCGTGAAGCGGACGCAGATGTATCGCGGCGGTCGATTGGTTCCCGTGACCAATTGGCCCACTGGCGAGATGCCTGCACTGATGAAAGACGTCGTGCGGCAGGGCTTCGCGTCGGGACAATCGAAAGCGGCTGAGATCATCCGGCGTGAACTAAAGGGCGAGCTAGCCCGGGTGGTGCCGAGTGGCAATTGAGATAGGACTACGAACACTGCTGCTAGCGCAAGCATCAATCACGACGCTGGCCCCAGCCCAGACTGTCGGCGGCGTGGCGTTTGACGCGGTGTTCTTGGACAACGCTGCGGAGGGCGTCAAGCCCCCATACATCATTATCACGCAGACCGGGCACGATCCATACAAGCGACTCGACGGAACAGGCGGGACACTGCGGAAGACCGAAGTGGATATCGACTGTTACGCGAGCAACCGGCCCGCAGCAATCACGCTGGCCGGTGCCGTGGAGAC